TGCTGCCTCCGGAGTGACCGGAGCGCGCCGTCGAGAGTGCGGTGGCGCGACACCACCGCTGCGGACCTCCACCGGTCTGGGCCGGTGGTGATTGGTCTTCTGACTTCGTATTTCATTTTTCCTCCTTGTGGTTGGCAATCATCATGGCTGTAATATAATAGAATATAATATACCTGTCAAGCCCCCAATGAAAAAATTTTTCTAGGCTTGAATATCTCGGAGAATCAAGAGGTTAGGCGGTTTTGCGCGGAGAACGGGCGGGCGGCCTACATCCTATTATAGAGGGTCTAGTGAAGCGAGAGAAAGGGAGCGGAAGAACGCGCGGAGCGGGGATAGGACGAAACTATCTAATTGAGACTACCTAGTGCGCGGCCCCGCGCTCGATGGCGACGGCGCGCGCGTCGAGATGCGCCACGTCCGCGCCCCATCGGTAGCGGACATGCCCGCGCATCTCCGGCGGCAGCGGAATCGTGACCCACTGATCGACGGACCAGAGCAGCACGCGTCCATCCTCGACGCGGTGCCGGATGGCGAGACATTGATCCGTCCGCGCGAGGCCCACCGGCTCCGAGGGCATCTGATACAGATAGCCGGTCACGATGCACCGATGCGGATCGGGGAGACTGGTCGGCGTGGCCCCCGCGCATCGTTCGAGGTCGAGCAGGAGTTCCCGTAGGTAGCCCTCACTAATGCCAATCCATCCGTTGAGCGGTTGCCCGTGCTCGTCCCAGACCGGGATGAGTTGGCGGCTATCGGGAATCACGTAGGCGCTTGGCCCGCTCGTGCAAGCGGTCAAGCTGATGAGCCAGCCAAGCCCGATCATGAGTCGCCAAAGCATGGTCCACCTCGTCGGAGAATGAGGGTGTCTGCGCGGCACGCGATTTGAGCCAGAGCGCGACAATGGGGGCAAGCACTGATAGGAGCGCTGTTACGAACTCAAGCATGGCCGTGCTCCGCCTCCGCGTAGCGCGCGTCGATCCGTGCCAGACACGCGGCGATGGTCTCGCCCGGCGGCATACAGGCGGATGTCCCCGTGAGCGGATCCGTGACGATGGCGAACCACCGCCCGTCGAGCGTCTCCTGAATGCCCTCGATCCTGACCGCGCGCAATCGGTCGAGCTCCGTCATATCTCCTCCGTCGGCGCAAACTGCACGTGCCAGATCACGAGTCCACCCTCGCGGAGCAGCACTTTCTCCGCGCCGATGTCGCGCCGCGCACAATTGATGATCGCCCAGCCCTTCGCCGTCGGATGGCCGTAGTCGTCGATCAGTGGCCGCACATCGAAGGCATACCCGGTCAGGTGTCGCGAGAGACCCGACAACCACTCTTCGGACTGGACCGACAGATATTGCTCGATCCAGTGCCGCAGATCGGCCTCGGAGCGAAGTTGCGCGCGATTGACACGGATCGAGTCGGCCAGGTCCGCGCCGAGCCGATAGGTCGCGCCGATCCAGCCCGGCGCGCGCCACTCGTTGACGGCCATGACGCGCGCCTGCTCCTTGATGGAGCGATAGCCGCTCGTGAATTCGACATAGGGGCATCGCTCATTGAGCAAGAGCGCGCCCGCCTTCGCGCGTGGGGCGAGGCGTAGCAAGTCGATTTGCTCACGCATCGCCATCGGGTCTCCGCATCGGATTCTGCCGGAGATGATTGACCATCGCCGCTGCCGCTCCGGCCAACGCGCCGAGGATGGCATCCCGATCCGGCACGCCGGCCGCAAAGACCGACGAGCAAAAGACCGCCAACCCGGCCCCGACGCCGCTCAACAGCCAATTTCCGATCCCCTTCCAGTTCATCTGATCCTCCCTTCATCGATCCGATCAATGACCATGCGATGTCGCTCATCGTCCAATCGTTCGTGGCCGCGCGACCATTCCTCGACCTTGCCCAATCGTCCGTTGAGCTGCGCGAGATGGGCATTGATGCGCTGCACGCCGCGCACAATCCACGCCACACCCGCCAGCGTCAAGCTCGATAAAAGTTCCGCTGTATAGCTGTGCCACAGTTCGCCCATCAGTCATCGACCACGTGCATGAGCACGTCCTCCTCCAAAATATCGGTGTTCGACAATGTGACGACGAACGTAATCTTGTAGGCTACGCCACTGACGCCCTGCTTGACGCGCACGCGCGCTTGCGTGCCGGAGATGGTCGCCGAGGTCGAAGCGAGCACGGAATTGTCCGTCGCTCCCGTGTCCATCCTGGTGGCACTCACGGTGCCACTCGACAGCGACGCGCCGCTCGGGAGCTTGCCGGAAAACTCCACTGCAATGGTGTAGGTCTCCGATGGTTGCTTGAGGAATCGGATCATGGCATCCCTACGGTGCTCGCGGCGTCGATGCCGCCCGCGTCACGGATCGCGAGCGCGAGCGCCGCGCGCTCGGCGTCGCTCATCTGCGCGACCTTCCGCATGGCCTGCTTATGCAGCTCGATTTTCTCGAGCTCATGCGCCACCGCCGCCTTTTCGCGCTTCAGCGCCTTGATCCGCTCGTGCAGCGTGCGCATGCGTTCGTGTAGTTCCTGCTCGGTCATAGTGCCTCCTGTGTGGGTGGAGTCCGAATCAGACGCGGCGCGCCGACCATGGATTGCCGGTCGAGCCCGCGCGCTTTGCCAGACGGAATGTAGCGCCGCAGATTGCGATTCCACGCGGCCTCTCGGCACGCCTCGCGGAGCAACGACGGATGAGACGTGAGCCCGAACCGCAACCCCAGGCGCGTGACGATGGCCTGATCGTGGATGATCGCCGGCGCGCGGTCGAGCTCTTCGGCGCGCTTGGCCTGGATGCGGATGGCGTGCGCGAGATCGAGCGCCGCTTGCCAGGGCATCGAGCACAGGCAGCGGCCCTGATGCAAAAGCATGACCCGCGTGCCGTCCTGGCGGATGGTGAGAGCGTCGGTCATAGTTTGAAAATTCTGTTGGGCCCATTATCCCATTGGACCGTAATATCGCCGCCGTTCGGCGTCACGGGGAGTCCGGTCGCCGTGTCAATGAACGCGATCAGATCCTTCGTGGCTTCCGTCGCCGGCGTGTCGTTGAAAATGACGATGGACTCGGCGGAGGATCCGCTCACACTGGCGAGCGTCACGTCGTTCGCGTCGAACACGCCTGCCGTGAAGGTCTTGCCGGTGAACGCGCCGCTGGTCGAGACGCGCGCGCCCGCCGCAATGTCGTCCAGGAAATCGTCTACCGCCGGGTTCGGCGTATCCACGCCATGATCGACGAGGATCAGCTTGATCGCATCGTCCAAATCCACGTCTGCCGTGAGGCATTGCGAGCGGTAACTGTCAAACAGTGCATTAGCCATGGTTGCCCTCCTTCATGCGGTGCCGGTGAACACGTAGTCGCGCGCGCGCGCATCGATCGTATAGACCCGTCCGTGCGCGGCCAGCACCCGTCGCGGCGTCTGGCTCTCCACGAGCACGACCATCGGCGAGCCGACCGATTCGGCGGACGCGATGCCGGAGACGACTATCGTCACCGGCCCGGGCAGGACCACAGGCGCCCCGACGGTCTCCCCGCTCGCGAGGCCGGTCGGCTGAAGGACCAGCCCGCCCGTGCTGACGAGATGCGAGCCGATGGTCTCGCCGCTCGCGAGGCCGGTCGGTCGAAGCTGCAGATTGAGTCGGGCGGTCCCGACGGCCTCGGCAGAGGCGATGCCGGACGCCGTGATGGTCTGCGCGCCGCCCCCGCCACCGGTCGCGCCCCAGAACAAGACGAGAATCGCTCCGACACTCATCATCTCGATCGGCTCCTAGATTGGCTCCGCAAAGACATCGATGGTGCCCGCGCTGAGGGTCTCGATGAACACCTTGAACCGCGCAAAGCCGTACGTTTCGACCATCTTCGGCTCACTCACATAGTCGCCCGATGCCGAGACCCGCCGCATCGTCGCGGCCAACGTAAAGGCCGGTCCGACGCACATCGGCGCGGGCGTCGAGGCATTGTCGTAGTACACCACGCGACAGGTGGCGGAGGCGCCAGACGTGGAGAACTCCGCCCAGATCGTAATGGCACCACGATTGTCTGAGAGCTTGGTGCCGCTGCTGCCGAAGCCTGCGCTCGAGAGATCCGTCGCGGTGTCTGCGGTGGACACCGCGGACCGATGGGCGGTCGGCCCGTTGGCGATCATGTCGCTGGCGGCGATGCCGGCCGGGAGCTTCTCGTTCGGGTCCGCCTGACTGTCCTGCATCGCAATCTGAATGCCATTCGTGTTATCTGGAGTACCTGAACGCCCGCTTCCCCATGCCATACACTGTCCCCTTGTTAGACTCCGACGGTCTTGATCGAGCGCGTCCGCGGCACAACCAGCGGCAGAATTTCATCTACCACAAGCGCCATATTGCAAATGAACCGGGTCTCTTTCGTCCAGACCGGCGGCGATGCGCTGATATCTGTCGTGCTGACTTGTCGGAACTGAGCCGGTGTGAGCTCTTCAGTGAAAAATCCGACGGTCAACACAGTAAAGCAATTCGAGCTGTTGACGCTGCCTGGACTATCAGCGACTAGACGATACGTGCCCGGGAATAGCCAGGTGTCTTCCTGGAACTGGCTCCAGTGGAGCCGGCCAGAAAGGTTGGTGGAATCGGCGACCGTATAGGTGGACGTCGCGCCCGGGACTGGCGTATTGGCCATGTCCAAGATGCGCACGCGCAAGTCGTCGGCGGGGGTGCCGTTTCTCCCGAACGCGCCGACGGCGCCCACGACCCGCCAGGCGACTCCGTACGGCACCGTAAACTCATTTCCGTACACGATATTACCGTATATGGCTTGGTTGACGGTCGCTCCGCCGGTCGTGGCCGTGTTGCCACCGAAGCCGTACGCGCCCAACTCGGTCTGGTCTTCCGTGCCGTCAGTATAGCGGAGGGCGAAGTGCGGCATCGCGTTCGGCACCTCTGTCAGATTCGTGCGCACCGAGCCGTCCGACGCCGTTAATGAGGCATACGGCAGCCTGGCCATTGGGAGGTTGTTGGTCTCCGCATAGGACAAGTTACACCCCGTCCCGGCGGCGGTGACGATCACCACCACGAAATACCGAGCGCCGACCACCAGCGGCGTCGTCGGGGCGGTCGGAAACGTAATTAACATGCCGGAGAGATTGCCGGAGTTGCTCGCCACGTTACCGGTCGAGACCGCGTTAGGGTCATATAATGTCCCAGACGGTTTGCTCGGAGACGAACTGTCCGGCGTCTCAATGCGCACCGTGAAGGTGCACCCGCTCGTGACCGTGCGGAACCTGAGACGCACTCCGGCCGGGATCTTCGTGTTCCGTGCCACAAACCGCCATGCGACACAGTTGTTGACCGCGTTCATGCCGAAATCTTGCAATCCTCCCGCGCCGCCGAATTGCGCCAGCTGCGAAACCGGGGGACCGATCATCATGGTACCGAGATTGCCTTTGGGCATCAGGTCACCGTCCAGCTCTGGGTACGTAGTAGACTGATCCCGCCGCCGACCGACATCCATAACGCGGCGGCCTGCGCGATGACGGCAGGGTCAAGGGCGGTCCCGACCAGCCGTGGTGCATTCATCGCGAACACCATCGGTCCTTGATTGTCTTTGTTGATTTCCACGGTGACTCGGTAGCTATTCGTCGCAGGGTCGAACGCCGCGTCGAGCACTCGGTAGACGGTCGCCATCGTTATCGCTCACACACGGCGCTCACGCCGTAGGGTTGACTGACTTGATTGACGAGCGGCACCGTGAGCCACGTGTCCTGCGTCCGGCCCACTTCGACCCACCTGCCGCTCACCAGCCGGGACACGATAAATTCACGTCGGCACGTCCCCGGCACCCAGGCGACGGTTGTGGTGTTGGCGGCCGGGTTCGGGGTGACGCTCAGGGCCACCGGCTGCGGAGAGGACACGCGCACCCCCCCGGGTGACACCGGCGCGACCGTATCCCGCACCGCCTCGACCGTAGCAGGAATACTCTCATTACCCGCCAAGTCAAATGCAATGACGTGGAATCGGTACGCCCCGTCCTCCGTCACGCCCAACTCCGCGCAACTGATGCTGGTCGGATGACTGGTCGCCGTTTTCGTTAACGTCACCGGCGGCAACACGGTCGAGCCCCGCACGGCCCAGGCCCGGTAGCCGGCCAGGTCGGACTCTGTGTTCGGATCCCAGATGAACGTACAGGTGGACCCGATATAGGTGGGCGTCTGCGCCTCAACTGGCGTCGTCAGACAGAGCCCCGCAGAAATTGCACCGACGGCGACGGCGACGGCGACGAGGTTGTGTAGCCGATACAGGTTCATCAGGTTCATGTTGTTCTCCTTTCTGTTCTTGTGCTCTCGCTAACCAGAGTGCTCTCGCTAAACACGTCGAGCAGATGCGATTCTCCGTGCCGTTGTCCGCTTCGTGCCAGGGACACCAGGGCATTACAGATACCAGATCACGACGCGGCCGCTCCCGCCCGACTGACCATTAGACCCATTGCCGCCATTACCATTAACACCGCCGGCCCCGCCCTGACCACCATGCCCACCACTCGCTCCACCACCGGAGACCTCGAGGTGACCGCCTGAGCCTGTTCCTAGACCTCCAGTCGGTGCCGCGCCCTGGGATCCACCATATCCGCTCGCCTGTTGCCCGCCGCATCCTCCCGCGCCCCCGCCGCCACCGGTCGCGCTCAGGAGACTGCCGAGCGAGGTGCTGCCTCCGATGGCTCCCGCACCACCTCCTGAGCCACCACTCACGCCGCCGCTGCTGCCGCCGCTGCCGCCGCTGCCGCCGCTGCCGCCGCTGCCGATCGTGATGGTGTGCGTGCTCCCGCCAGTGACACTCAGACGGCCAGTCGCATAGCCTCCTGGTAGACCGGGCGTCCCGGGACTCCCTGCCCCTCCTGCGGTGGTACTATTGCTCCCGCCACCACCCCCGCCGCCGCCCCCGCCGCCTCCCGCGCCGTACACCTCGCCCACGACCGAGACGATTCCACCCGGCACGCGCCAGACGCCCGATGCGGTGTACACCTTGTCCCTGCCATAGACCGCGCGGTTGTCGGTGATGGACGTGATCGCCGAGGAGGACGTGACGACGGATCCCAACTCCACGCAATCGCTCGGCACCGTACCGGTCGTGTTGTGCTCAATCGCGACCGACGACGCGTTGCCATTGCCATCCTTGAGCAACTTGACGAACACGTAGCTCGTCGATGACGCGGGCAGCGTGACATTGGTGTTACTCGCCACGTTGACATAGCGGCCGTCGATCAGGGCCTCGACCGCCTCCACGACGATCGTGAGGCCGCTGCCGCTCCACATGGTGCCGCCGCTGATGACGTAGTTATTCTTGCCGCGCAGATTGCCGATCCATGAGCCCGCGAGATTGCGTTCATACGCCGTGCGGCCCCATCCCGCCGGATTCGCGCCGGCTAGATCGTTGGCGCTCGGCCAGACATGCGCGGAGACGGTCACATCAGCCATGATAAGCCTCAGCTAACAGTATGCGTCCAGGTAATCGTGACACTGATCGCGTTCGTCTTCACGATGTCGGAGTACACGATGCGACTGAACAGACTGCCACCACTGGCGGCATTGAAGAGCCCGCCCTCGCGCAACGTGTTCCCGTTCGCGGCCGTCGTCGGCACGAAACACCGATGGACGATCTGACCGTTCGCGGGCTTGTCCCGCTGCGAGATGACGTTGCGGTAGACTTCCGCGCCGAGCGTGGTATTGCCGCTCGCCGGAGCCGTGCCGCTCGTCCCGACGGCGAAATGCGTAATCGGCCCCTGGGAGGCATCGAGCAGATCGCGCAACAGATTGAGTCCCGCCGTGGTCACGATGTTTGCCCGTCGTTCGCGCCGCACCCATCGTCCGAGCCGATCACGCACCTCGATCACCACATTCTCGCGAACACGGATCATCTCGCCGTGCACCACCGCCGTCATGCCGCAACCTCCGACACGCCGATCGGATCGCCCACTTCCCACAGCGTCAAGGCCGCCGTCGTGGTGCCAGTCGTCACGGATTCGGCCACCGTGACCGATTCGCTCGCCGTGCGGATCAAGGCGATCACTTGACTTTTGACCTCGTTCTGCGAGCGCCGCGACAACAGCCGCGCATCTGCGAGCCGCTTGAAAAACGCGACCCACGATTCCACGGCCTCGCCGCTCACCGCCGTGACGGTATAGCGGTACTCGTCCTTGACCTCATGCGACAGGTCGACGCGCGTAATCAGGAACTCCCCCGAGAGTCCATGCTCCGGCCGCGAGACCGAGAGCAGTTGCCCCGGCTCCCACCCCGTGACGCGCGAGCGAAATCGCAGGGTTGTTTCGATCACGCCGAATCGGCGGAGCAACCCGGCGGCTCGATCTCTGGCGAGCTGCGCGTCCGTAATATCCTCGTCCGATTCCATCTGCTCGTAGATGCCGCTTCCGCCCTCCACGGTCTGGCGTTCCGTCACGCGCATGTCCTCGCGATGGATCGTGAGGAGCGGGAAATAGCCATAGTATTCGACCCGGAGCGTGTCGCTCGCCGTGAGCACCGTGCCGCTCAGATCCTGCGATACCTCGTTGCTGTTTTCCGCCCAGTACCAGTCTTTGCCCGTGTCCACCTGCCGAATGCCGACGGTCTTCACGACGTTGTTGACCTTCACGACCGGTGCGCGACTGATCGGGAGCGCCACGACGAACGTCCGTTGCTTGCCGTCGCCCGCGAACTGCTCGATCTGTTGCGTATCGGTCTCCGTCAATCCGCCGCGCACAAACTGGACGTTCCGGTATTGCTCGCGGCTCGACTCAATGTCGAGCGAGTAGGCCAGGTCGGCCCCGCTCGTCTGCGTGAGCGCCACGGGAGCCGTCATCGTGCTCCGGTCGAGAAATCGCAACACCTTATCGGGTCCGATGTCCCACATGTAGCCGGTGAGCTCCGAGAGTCGGTCGAACAGGTCGGAGACGCGCTGATAGTTGGCCACGAACGAATCAATCGTGGGGCCGGTCGGGAAGGCCGCGTCGAGCGTGACGCCATCGTCCGCCAGATTCTCGGCGACCAAATCCTCCACGATCGCTCTCATCGTCTGGCCCTCATACAGATCGGCGTGCAGTTGCCGGTCGGCGAGTTGATTCCAATCGACGGCCTCGATGTCGTACTGCACGGTCGTCGTGGTGCGGGGCGTGAGGTTGCGCTCGCGGATACGGTCGATCGTGCCGGCAAATCGCAACGTGCCATCCATCACGATGTGCACCACCTGCCCGACGGTCGGACGATTCGCGCCGCTGTCTCGGAGGCTGAATCGCGCCACATCGCGTCCGTTCAACACGGCCTCAATCTGTAGCGTGTTCGGCACCACCAGGCTCTGTCGCTCCGCGCCCGCAATTGTGAGACTCGTTAGAATCATGCCACCGCTCCCACGCGCATGCGCACCTCGTGGACCAAGGCCGGCGCGACCATGCGGGCCAATTCCTGCCGATCGACTTCGAGGACGACCGTCACGCCGCCACCACTGAAGAGCCCGCTCCGCGAGAGCGGCACGACCGCCTCCGGTCCCGCCTCGCCGATCATGGCGAGCGTGGGCCGGGTGACGATGCCGCCGCCGGCCAACGCCGGAATGGCGCCCCCCAGCGCGCCGACCGCGCCCGCGAGCCCGCTCATCAGGCCGAGCACCACCCCGGGCAGCGCGGCGCCCGCCGCCATGGCGACGCCGCCCATCGCGATCATGATCGCCCCCAAGACGGTGCCGATAACGGGAATGGATTGCATGGCCGTGCCAAGGGAAATCAACATCTTGCCGATCACCTGCATGACGGTGGCGATGACGGTGCTGACCGCCACCAACACCGGCGTGATCGCCGCGATGACGGTGCTCACGACGCCGATGGCCGTGCGCGCGACGCCGATGGCGATCGTCTTGAGGCCCGTCATCGCGAGCGTGACCACCGCCGACATGGCGCTCATCGTCGCGGACGTCGAGGCCGCAATGGTCGCGTTGGCCGTCGTCGTCGCCGCGGCCCGCATCGCCTCGCCGACCAGCCAGGTCGTGGTCCACGTGAGCACCATGCCGATGGCGTTCGTCAAAAATTGATTCAAGATCTGTTGGCCCACCCGTGCCCAATTCGTCGTCCCCTGGATCGCGCCGGCGAACGCGCCGGAGAGCGATTGAATCATCGCCCCGGCCGTGTAGGACGACCGCTCGCGCAGATCCTCTAGCAGGTCTGCGGCGGTGACGGTCATCCCGCGAAAGACGTTCTCGACGCTGATCGCCGCGCGTCGCGCCGGCGCCACGAGGTTGACGTCGAGCTTCTTCATCTGCTGCCCAATTTCATCAACCATGTCCGGAATATAGGACCGTCCGACGACGGCATCGTAGAGCCCCTTGAAGAATCCCTTGACCGCCTCGATGTTGGCCCTGACGGCGGTGACGATCGCCTGCAACCGCTCGACCAGATGCGTCTGCACCGCCTGCGCGAGCGCGGTCACGATGGCGGTGACGCGATCCTTCAGCGCTTGCCAGAGCGCCACGCCGGTCTCTTTGATCTTCTGCCAATTCATCAGGATGAGCGCGCCGCCGGCCATGATGCCCGCGATGATCGCGCCGCCCGCGAGCATCGGCGCGGTGATGACCGAGAGCGCCGCCATGAATGCGCCGACCGCCACGAGGATGGGGCCGCTCGCGGCGAAGACGCCGGTCATGACGACGACGAGTTGCTTCGTGCCCTCGTCGAGCGAGCGGAACCACTCCAGGACCCCTTGGGCGAATTCGCCCACCGCGAGCAGTCCCTCGCGCAGGCGCAGGGTCTCGATCAGTTCGCGTCCAATATCGGTCAGAATGAATCCTAACGTGTCGTGGAGGTTGCTGATGGTGCCTTGGATCGTGGCGCTTTGTTGGGCCATGAGTCCGCCGAACTTCTGGGCCATCCCGTCGAGCACGGCGCTCACTCCGGTCGCCGCATCGACCGATCCTTTTTGGACCAACTGCATCGCCTCCGGCACGGTCACGCCGAGTTTCTGCGCGAGGATGTCCCAGGCGGGAATACCGGCTTCGGCCAATTGCTTCATTTCCTGCGACGCAATTTTGCCCTTCGCCTGCATCTGCCCGAGCGCGAGAATGATGCGGTTCATGACGTCGGCGCCTCCACCCAACCCGGCGGTCGCATCTCCGACCGCCGTCAGGGTGGGAATGAGTTGCTCCGCGCGAAATCCTAGCGCGAGCATTTTTTTCCCGGCCTCGACGAGTTGGGGAAACTCGAAGGGCGTGGTGGCCGCGAAGGCTTGGAGGTCGCGCAACAGCGCATGGGCACGATCCGTAGACCCGGTGAGGGTGCTAAAGGCCAATTCCGCCCGGCGCAGATTGTCGGCCATCGTGACCGCCGACCGGCCGAGACCGATGAGCGGCATGGTCACAAATTCCGTGAGCGCCTTCCCGCCCTGAATGAGGGCACCGCTCGTCAGGAGCGTGCCGATGGTGGAGATCTGCTCGTTCAGGTCATTGAGTTGCGAGGAGGCGTGCTTCGCCCCGCCGCTCACGGACGACCCCAGGCCGTCGATGGACCGTCGCACCTCGTCGAACTTCCGCGTGAAGTCCACGATATCCGCCGTGACTTTTGCGGAGAGCGTTGCGTCCGTCATCGTCCCTCGCGTGCCCGTTTCATCGCGCGCTCCTGCTCGCGCCCCTCGACCTCATAAAGCGCCATCCACTGCAGATATTCAACCATCGTCATCTCTGCGCTCAATTGCGCGACCGTCATGCCGAGATCCCGCGCCAATATGAACGGAAACCGTGTGCCCGGCTCAAGCTCGAAAGGAGCGCCGCGCGTCGCTCCGGGCGAGCTCGGTCAGTCCGTTGCCCTGCACGACCGCAGCCAGCAGCGCATAGTACACGGCGGCGTTGCCGCCCTTGAGCACGCGATACTGCTCCTCGGTCATGGCCGGCTCGATCAACCCGCGCACAAACAACAGTTGCTCGAATTGCTCCTGATCGAGTTCGCCCGCCCGCATCGATTCGAGGCGTATCGCGTCGAGCTCGGCCTTCGTCAGGAGCTTGACCGTGACCGTTTCGCCCAAGAGCGGCACCTCGATCTGACAGTCCCTGCGCGTGGCGAGTCGGTGAATCGTCTCCCAACTCAACATCCGTCAGTCCTCCTCTTAGAGCACGGTCCTGGTCATGACGCCGGTGCACTGTAACTCGAAGCTACACGACGCCTTGCCGCCGATGTCGGTATCGACCGAGTACTTGGTCACGAGCGTCTCCACCGAGTAGCGCACGTTCCCGGTGCCCGCGCCCTGCGGATCGTACTGCAGGGTCTTGGTGTTGTCGGTCCCGAGCGCCGCATCGAGGATCGCATCGAGCGCCGGATCAAAATTGCCTTCGCCGGAGAACGTCGCATCCTTCAGTCCGGCCACGTAGGTTTTGTTCTCTACGCCGAAGACCGTAGTTTCCGCCGTCTCGCGCATGCGCTCAATCGAGCCCTTCGAGAGATAGCTCGTGATGTCGGTGAGCGTTCCAGAGCCGTTGTCCAACTGAATGACCGCTCGCTTGCCATGTGTGACTGCCATGCGTTCCCTCCTCCGTTAGTTCCGACCGAATCCGACCCAGAATTGGGCCGAGCCCGTCCCCGTGAACGTCCATCGGCATCGCGTGTAGCGCCGCACGGTGCCCGTAATCGCGACCCTCTGCGCGACGCGCGACGCGGTGACGGCACTGAATGTCAGGATCGTCGCGAAGCTGCTGTTGTCCGCCGAGTCCTCGATCACGACCGAGAGACTGCTGATGCCCGAAATGGCGAAGACTTCGAGGTAGCCCACGCCGCCGCCCGAGGTCGCGGACCCGTGGTCGAGGCTGCTCGCTTGGCCGGTGGCGACTTCCGTCGAGATGATGTGATGGACCACGAGCCGATCCGCCCCGACCGTCGATTGCACCTCGTGCGCGAGACTCGCCACGGCATCCTTCGAGGTGTCGATGCTGTACTTCGTCTGTGTGGACGACACCCCATAGGCGACATTGCCGAGCGTATCGCCCTGCGGGCAGACCGCAATGATCGTCGGATCGGCATTGAGCGCGGCGTCAAGCACCGCGTCGATGCTGTTGACCGCGCTATCGAACAGGCCTTCCAACGAGAGCGTGGCATCGCCCAGACCCGCGACGTAGCTCTTCTCGCCCTGATTGAATCCGGTCACATCCGCCACCTCGCGCGTGGCCTCAAGGCTCGCCTTCCGGTAGAGCCCCGTGAGATCGTAGGCATTGACATAGACCCTGGTGAGCTTGCCGTGCGTCGCGGGCATGGGCTATTCCTCCTTCTCCGCCGGCTCCGTCGTGCGCGCGGCCAGCGCCCAGCCGCGCCCAATCCACTGTTGCGCGAGCGGACCAGGCAGCCTGTAGAGCCGCCCTTTGTCGAACGTCTGCCGCGTGCGTCCGTCGTTCAGACTCTCCGTGACGGTCTCCCGCATGAGCACCGTCACCGTGGCGGAGTCGTGTCCTCGTGCATCGGTCTTCGCCATCGTGCGCGCCTACGCGGCGGTTCGATCCAGGTGATACAAGATCTCTAGCATGAGCTCGAAATACGCATGCGGCTTCGCGACCAACGCCGCCTCATCGGTCGCCCGCCGCGTCACTTTCGTGATGAGCGCCAGTCCGCCCCAGCTCTCGTCGGTGTAGATCGCGCGGATCACGTCGGCGCAGGCGCGATTGAGCACGGTGCGCCGCGCATCATCGCTTCGCACCCAGCCCACAATCGTCACCGGTAACGTCACCTCGACCGTCGTCATCGTCGTCTCCGCGCGCGAGAGCTCGCCCTCAATCACGCCATAAAACGGCCAGCCGCGCACCTCGTCCCAGTTTTTCCAATCCCGCCCCACCTCGCCCGGCGTGTAGAAATACGTCGAGCCGGCCTGGATCGCCGACAATCGCTCGGCCACGCGCGAGAGGATCTGTTCATCAATCGGATCGACCGGCATCTACGCCTCATTGAGCGTCTGCAGAATGCCCTCTCGGAGCCGCGCGACAAACAGGGGCCGATGCGCCACGAGCGGCCCGGCGAGAAACGGCCGGCCGCGCAATCCGGGATGGCGCACGCGTTTCGCAAAGACGACGCGCTTGCCCACTTGGAACCGGAGCGCTCGGGCGGTTTTGGGCACGATCGTATAGGGGCGCGTCCCCTCATGGAGCCACCGCGCATAGGGCGCCGTGTAGCCGATCTCCGCCGTGAGTCCATCGCCCTGCAATTCCCAATATCCCGACCGCTTCAGGTGGCCGGTGCGGGTCTTGAGCATCCGGTTTGACAATTCCCCTTGCGACGCGCGGAACACGTCCTGCATGACGCTCTTGAAGTGTCGGCGCATGGTCGGCAATGCTTGCGCGCGAATCGCCTCGACCTTCTCGCGGAGCGGTCCCGCGAGCACGATGCGAATCTGCAATCCCTCCAACGCCATCACCACCCCCGCCGCCGGAACCGGTCCAGGATCTCGCGCACGCCGGCCGGCCAGTCCATGTCGAGCGTCTCCACGCGCCCATCGGCGATACTGCGACTCCGCACGCCCAAGAGCGCCTTCTCGCCCTTATCGCGCGCGAGCCAGACGAGTTCGATGGCCGCCTGTTCCAGGAGCGCCCGTTCCGGCGCGGTCGCGGCATAGCCGGCGGTATAGACCACGCGGATATTGTTCCGTCCCGCACGGAAGCTCGTCCCGTCCAAGTCCACGATGCCCGCCTGCGGATCGGTCAACACATAGTCGTTCGTCGAGAGTTGCGTCTCGGCGCCATAGGTCCGCCGCGGATCGTCGTGGATCGACGTGATGGCCGTCACGGGATACTCGCGCAGGAAGAGGCGCGTCTGGCCGTCTTCGCCGCTCTGGTATTCGGTCAGCGTCGTCGATTCGAGCACGCGCCCACAGTAGCGCGCGACGAAGGCATCGACGGCCCCGATGAGGCGCAAGAGCTCGCTATCGTGATCGGTCGCCGTGACGCCCTTATAGTGTTTGACCGCCGACAGGCTCGTGAGACTCATTTATTCTCGCTCGGTCCTTTGGCCCGCTTGGTGCCGGCTTTCTCGTCTTCTGCCGGTCGCGCGGCCCCCGACTCGCAGAACGCGCGGCCCAGGGCCTCGCCGACCTCGTAGGTCTGGCCCTCCGCGTAGGACTGGACACGGATGCCGTCCTCGGAGCCTGGAGCCGTCCGCAGCATCACGATTTTCATCATCTCCTCCCGGTGAGCGGGACGAGCCGAGGCCCGCCCCGCTCCCTCATCAGGTTATGGCGTCTGCGTCACGCCCGCCGGCTGATGGCGCGCGTAGCCGCGCACGATCGTGCCGGAGGCGGTCACCGTGGGCGAGGTGCCGCCCAGAGCCGTCAACGCCCAGCGCAGATAGCGCTTGTTCCCGTAGTAGCCGAGCGTGACCATCCCGGCCGCCGAGAAGGCCGCCGGTTGTGTCTCGCCGCCCAGGTCGGTCGTTGAGACGGCGGTAAACGTGGTCCCGTTGTCCGACTCCTGCAATTGATAGGTCGCCGTCGGGGACGTCCCGCCTAGGGCCGCCACGTCCAACAGTGCCATGGCCCCATCGTAGCCGCTCAGATCGACGGTCGAGCCGTTCGCGGTCGCACTCTGTCGATCATGACGGACCGAGGAGGCGACCGAGAGATCCAATTTCAGTGCACGCATGATGTCCCTCCTTCACTCATTAGGTCGTCGAAATTCTGAGTTTCCGCAACGCCTCGGCCACGACGACTTGGCCGCCGACGCGCTTGCGGAAATGGAACCGCACCGCGCCGTTGGCCGCCTGCGAAAATGGATCGCGCGTGACCGCCATCTGAATCCGGTCGATCAGCAGATAGCCGCGCCGCCAATCACCGAACACGACGGGGAAGGCGTTGGCCGCCACGTCAGGCATGTCCACCGACTCGACATAGGGCCGATCCAGGATCGTGGACGGCACGGCCCCCGCGAGCCCGGGCGACCAGAGATACTGGCCGTTGGTGTCCTTCAGCTTGCGGACGGTCCCGAGCGTGCCGCGCTTGATGACCCACGTGCCGTTGCGCGCGTAGCTATCCTTGACGCCGAAATACAGATCGATCATCCCGTCCGCCGTGATCGCCGACGCACTGCCGCTCGGCGTATAGGCAATGTCCGCGTTCGTCAACACGCCTTCGAGCTCGCCCGCCCCGTCGCCCGTGATCGCCGCTTTGCCTTCCGCCACCCCGAATTGTTCGGCGGCCTCGTTCTGGAGCTCGGCTTCCAAATTGAAGTCCGCGTCCTCCAGATCCTCGAACGGCACGTCGACCATCGCGTACAGTTCGTGCGTGGGCACTTCCTCCAGTCCATACTTGAGCCCGGTCGTCTCGGTGCGCGCGGCCAGCTTGCCGGTCCAGGCCGCGGCGAAGGTCCCGGTCCGCTTCCGGATTTTCACCGATTTCGCGCTCGTGGTCCGGACGCGCGCAATGGCGCGGATCGGCGAAAATTCCACCACGCCCTTGATGATCTCGTTGACGATCTCCGGCGAGGCGAGAAACTCCACGCCCTGCGCGGAACTGAGCGCTTTGCGCTCGCCCGGCACGGCGTCCTTGACGAGCAGCGCTTTCTGCGACTCGGGCAGGCCCTCGAGCCCGTAGCGCAGGAATGACAGGAACGCCTCTTTCCGCGCCCGCTTCTGCTCGCTCTGCTCCTGCTCGGCATTCGCCGGAGCCGCCGGCCGCCGATTCAGCTTGGTGTCGAGTTCGTCCAGCCTGTCGTTGAGCCGCTGCAGTTTCTCGCTCCATTCTTTCTGTGTCTGCTTCCCTTCCGCCAGGAGTCGGTCGTGCTCCTCGCGGAAGGCTTTCCAGGTGCGACCGAGTTCCTCGACCGCCGCCTTGATCTCATCGCTCATGATGTCCTCCTCTGTCGTAAGACCAGTTGCATCTCTGCGGTGAGCCCCTTGATGGACTGGATCAGCTCCGGGTCCACGAGCAGACTGGATCGCTCCGGGTCTGCCTGACGAAACGCGGGCGGCGTCTCGTCAAACTGTTCGTAATGCGACGCCAAGTGTGCGTAGACCGCGCGCCGATCCGCCTCGGGAAGGTCCACGCCACCGCGCGCGCCCAACAACGCGGCCATCGCGGCCACAACGCCACGCCAGACGACTTTCCCGGTCTGCGGATCATGGTGCGGCAGCTTCAGATCGCCGAACGTCTCCGGCGGCAACGTGCGCGCCCAGGCGAAATGGCCCGCGATCCGTCGCCGCTCGGTGTCGCTCAGATCGTCCCACGCCTGCTCGGTAAAATCGCTGAGCCGTGGCGCGGTCCATGGCGTCGAGCGGTCGGCCAGTTGCTCCGAGACATTGCGCGGCACCGCCTTGACAGCCTCGATTTTGGCGCCCGGGTGCATGGCCCAGGTGACAGGGCTGATTTCCCAGAGGCGCACCTCGCGCAAGAATCGCACGCCCATCTGGCGGTCGAAGTCGTCCTTGATGACGTCGAATCCGATGGACATTTCCGAGATCACGCCGTCGCGCATCAATGTCAGCACGTCGCGTCCGAGCGTCGTCGGACTGATCCGGCCCGTGAACTTCAGGCCCTTCGCGTCTTCTTCGAGCGTGAGCGGCTTGCCGATCGGGAGCCAATCGGCGCGGTGCTGGGCGAGAATCTTGATGCGGTTTTTCCCTGATGGACCCCATTCCTGGATCGTCTTCTGGAACGCGCCCGGCATCACGATGTCTGGCGGCTGGCCGTCGTCGGGGATATGGAAGATCGAGGCATGCCCAGAGAAGATGCCCGCGTCGAGATTGTCGGCGGCAAAGGTGCAAGCAAACGCTTTGTGCATCATGGATTAGTCCTCCGCTGAGTTCGCCGGAATCGCCACACACCGGCAATTGATCACGTTGCCGGGCTCGCCCTGCGGATCGCTCGGGTACCGGAGCCCGTTGCTGAACGGCATCCCGAGTCGCACGCGCTCGCCGTCGATCGCGTGATCGAAGGGGGCGGTCCGCACGCGCTCGTCCCGCGCAGAGAGCCATTCGTGCGTGGTGATCCCCATGGCGCGCATGGCGTCATGGCGCGCCTGGTTGTAGGCTCTGGCGATTTCCGTGCGGGCGATGGTTTGAGCCCGGCCGGCGCTCAGGCCGCTATAGAATTCGCGGATGCGCGCGGCGAGTTCGCGTGGCGAGTCGTCCGATGAGAGGCCCTCGGCGATGACTCGCTCTAGTCCCTGTCGCACCGTCTCCGACACGCCGGCGAGTTGCCGAAGTTGGTAGTCGATCTGCAATCTCGGCTCTGGTGCCTGTTCGTCGAACCCCGCACCGACGCCGACTTCGAGGGTGACCGTCTCGTAGCCGCGTGCCACCGCCTCCTCGAAGAACGGGCGCGAGACCTCGCGCCACTGGTCCGTGGCCTCGTCAAGCGCGATCAGAATCTCGTCAGTGACCAGCCGCTTGTGTTCAAGCGCCTTGGCCTCGTCGCGCAGAACGCGCGCGATCACGGCGTCGCGTTGATTCGCGAGCATCCGTCGGATCGCGGCGAGATACCGGCGCTCGATGGGCGCGTACTGCCGCACCTGCTTGCGCCAGAGGGCCCCGCGCGGGTCTGAGGCGGGCGCGGCTTTGGTGCCCGGTTGGTCCGTCGGCGGTGTCAGCTCGGCAAAGCTTGGGCCGGTATCATCGCCGCTCAGGTGGTCGAGCGGCATCATCAGGCTCCGCACCAAGAGCACGTCCCCATCCGGTCGCTCGTCGTAGCCCGTGGCGACGCGCTTCTCGTTGATGGTCAGCCATTCCGCCTTCTGGACCGACTCCCAGAGTTTCGTCCGGTCTTCCTGGAGCGCGTCAATGGCGTCGCGGTCGTAGTCGAGCTGGAGATGGTCGCCGTAGAGCGGCAGCAGCCACCGCGCGAGTTCGTCCCGCAGTCGATCCGCGAGCGGGAGCACGGTCTGCAGGTAGAACAGGCGCCGCGCCTCGCGCCGGTTTTCGTACGTGGCATTCGAGAGTCCGATCATTTCGCCCGGCACGCCGTAGACCATGGCGAGATCGAGCGCATTGCGCTCGCGGAGCCGGAGCCAGTCCATGTCAGTGGGCGAGAGGCCGAGTTGCTTCCAGTCCATGCCGCCTTCGAGCAGGATCGGCAAGCCCGCGCGGTCCGCGCCGGTGTGCGCCTCGTGGAATTCCGCGCGGAGTCGTCGCTTGTCCGCCGTGTCGAGTCGATCCGGCGTGACGAGCGCCCCCGATGGACGCGCGCCTTTTTCGAGGAGCGAGACATTCCAGGCGACGGCCACGTTTTCGCAATCGACCGTCTTGGCCAGGACTTGGATCGGGGAGAGTCCGTACCAATCGTTGAGCGGGTTGAAATACTTCAGATGCAAGACCAGGGGCGCATCGAGCTTCGTGACCGACCCGCCCGCGCGGTACTCGTAGCCGGCCACGAGTTGATCCGCCGTGCCGGGCACGACCTGCACGCGGTCCGGGCGGAGCGCGTAGAGTTCGCGCGGTGGCGCCGTGAGCCGCGCCGGCCCCGAGCCCGGGCCGACGCGCTCGATATACGTATTGCCACTAATCAGGAGATAGCCGATGACGGACTCGAAAAAGGCGTGATGGCTTTGGGCGGGATTGGGCCGAGCGAGCAGCGTCAGGAGCGGATGCGCATCGAGTTCGCGCCACCGACCATCGCGTCGTCGGCGCACGATCCAGGTGAGTCCGCCGACGGCGCGGGCGATCAGCTCAATGCAGGTATAGACGACCGCAACGGCCCCATAGCCCTCGCGGGCCAAGGCGGCGTAGTCACGCGGGGGCGAGACCGCCACGCCCGGCGTCGTCAACCAGAGGAGTGTCTGTGTCGTGGCCGAGGCTTTGCGCCAGGGCCACCACCGAGACCACAATGACGGCATCTCATGCCGCGTGTAGCACGCGACGAGACACGCGCCAAGATGCGCATGACGCGATGCGCGCGGATTGCTACCGAATGCAACCGATTTACGTGGTCTTCGCTAGGGTCGTATCAGACGTGACACACTCGAACGGGGAATCCTGAGCGCGGCCCCGCGCGCGGGTTGGAGCGCCGGAAGATAGCCGCGCCGAATCCAGGCGCGGATCGTCGCGGGCGAGACGCGCAGGAGCGCGGCGACTTCCTTCACGGAGAGATACTGCTCAGAGGCGGAATCGCGCATAGACGGCCTCCTCCTCGTCTGGAGGCTGTGTCGGCTCGGTCGGCTCCGGCGGCACCTCGGCGAGACTACTGATGCGATACTGGAGGCCGGTCTGGCCCGCCTGCCACGCATGCACGACCGCGTCCACGCCGTCGTCGTGCTCGCCCTGCGGAAAGGCCAAGAGTTCTTCGCGGAACCATCCGGGCACGCCGGAGGGATCGTGATAGACGAGACCCTGCTCATAGCGCGTGATGAGCGGCAGGGCGCGCGTGAGCTTGTCGCGATCGACGGTCACGCCGCGCACGGGCAAGCGCGTGGTCCGCGCCAATTCCTGCACAACCGCCGCCTGATATTGCACCTGCTCGATGGCGATGAGCCGTGGACGCCAGCGCGTGGCGGCCCCGACGATGCGCCCCAGCACGTCGTGGAACGCCCCGCGGAACCGCTCGACTTCGCGGAGATAGACGCGTCCGCGCTCATGGTCGTGCGAGACGGCGGCAATGGCCGTCCAGTCGGCATCGTCGCGCGTCGAGATGGCGAGATCCACGCCGAGCGTCACGGGCAGATCGGCCGGTGCTGGGCCCTCGCGAATCATGTCCGGCTTGACGAGGCCCGCGCCCATGGTCACGAATTCGGCCTCGTATTCCTGGCGATAGACCAGCTCGGGTAATTGCTTACGGGCTTGCTCCAGTTCCGCGCGCGCGATCTTCGGATTCGCCGACGTTGGCGCGCGCGTGCTCCACCAGCCGGCCAGGCCCTGTCGACCGCGCTGATACAGGTCAGCGAAGTAATTCATGCCGCGCGGCGTCGAGATAAACCAGGCGGAGCCGCGCAGGTCGGTCAAGGTCGGCGAGAGCGCCTGCTCCCAGCACTCCTGCAGATAGCGCGCATGGGCGGCTTCGTCGATCACGAGCCGCGCGTAGCGCCGCCCACGGCCCGCGTCGCGATCCTCCAAGGTCCACCCGTCCACTCGACCGCCCGTGATGAGCTGCATGTGCATCTCGGCGCGATTGACCGAGGCGATGACGGGCGTAAGCGTGCGTTCCATGTTGCGCCAGGCGTCCATCAGGAGCTTGTACGTCGGCGCGCAGTACGCGACCGGATGGCCGTCGAGCGCGCCGCCCGGCGCGAGCAGGAGCCATTCGAGCGCCAGGATGGTTTTGCCAAAGCGGCGGCCGGCCGCGATGACCTTGAAGCGCCCGCGCGCGTCGAGGATCTGGCGTTGGGCGGGGTGCAGGCGAAATGGCGGCAGACGAATCCGCATGCTAGCGCAGGTCCTTCAGCGGCTGGCTGGTCGCGAGCCGTTCCGCGAGCGCGCGATCCATCGCCGGTCCGACATACTCAAATGTGGCACGCAAGCGCGTGGCGGGCCCGCTCTTCCCTGGCCCGAGAAAGGCGGGCGCCTTCAGGGTTGGCGCGACGCGCAGGACCCACGCGGCGGATCGCGTGCGGGCGGCTATCAGCGCGGGATGGGTGGTGATGGACAGATACCGGTACCCCAAGCCTCGGTACAGACTGCCCAGCATCCGCGAGAACGCCCCGCCAATGCCGATCCCTTGGTAGTCGGGCAGGCAGACGAGCCGATGTTCGCGCTTAAAATGCGAGACGTGCGGATGGGGATAGTGTATCACCGCGCCGAAGACGGCGGGACGCCGCTCGATCAGCCCCACGAAGCAGACGCTCATGGGGTGCAGATCATGGCTCAAATAGTGATGCGGTGCAAACAGGCGCCAGGCGGTTCGCTCGACGCGATGGACATCGATCGACACGCGCGGTCTGCCTTGAAGACACCTCGTCGTCACGCGGCCAAGGTGTGGCTCCAGCACCCAGTCGGGGTCGAGCCAGTCAACCACGTCGTAATGACACGTCACCGCCACAAACTGTTTCCGTCTCGCTCTCACGGTGTTCGCCACGGCGGCGCTGCCGATCTGGGCGACGACGCGATCCACGACGCTCGTGAATTCATCCACGACGATGATCGGTTCGGTGAGTGAGAGCGCACGCGCCAGCATCACGCGGAATTGTTCACCCGTCGACAGGACGTGATAGGGCTTGAGCCAAGTGGGAGGAGAACTCAACCCCACGGACGAGAGCATCATCGCGATCTCTCGAATGCTGCACTCGGCAGGCTCAAACGCATCGAGAATGCTGCGATCCGACGGCCAAGAAAACGAACTCGGCGTGATGACGCGGGGAAACAAGTGTCGAGCGATACTGCTTTTCCCGGCGCCACTCGGTCCGACGATCACGCCGATCTGCCAGTCCTGTGGCAGCTCGATGTCCATGTGCCATTCTTGACGACAGCATTCCGACGCCTGCATGTCGAACATGCCCTCGATCTGCAACACGCGCGGCGATCTGATGATCCGCGATTCCTTTACGAGATCAATGCGCGGCATTGGTAGCCCTCTTGTGTCAGCCGCAGGAGTAACGCTTGTTGCTCGTGCTCGGTTTTGAGACTGACGAGGACGAGATACTGTTCTGTGATCGACTGCAGCGCGGGCGTATCAAGCTGCGACGGTTGTGGACCGAGAATCTTTTCGAGCATGTGATCGTCGAAACCTAAAGAATCGAGCGCGATCTCGTCAAGCTGCAACTCCTCGATTTCGAGCGCCAGCGTGTTCCAGTCCCAGCCGCCGCCCAGTTCGGTCAGGCGATTATCAGCCAGACGATAGGCCTTCCGTTGGGTCGCCGTGAGATGGCTGAGACGGATGCACGGAACCTCTGTCATGCCAAGATGCTTCGCAGCGAGCCATCGCCCATGGCCGGCAATGATTTCGCCTTGGTCGTCGATCAGGATCGGGACATTGAAGCCGAATTGCTTGATGCTCTCGGCAATCTGCGAGACCTGCGCCTGATCGTGCAGTTTCGCATTGCGCGCATACGGCTGAAGCTTGTCAATCGGCACTAATTCGACTTTCAGGGGAGCACGGTCTTTGCGCGTCGTCATAGAACCTCCATCATGTCCACTCAGCATTCGGAATCCGCAGAGGACTCGACCTGCTCCGAGCGCAGCACTTCACAGGTGGCCGTGGCGCGCTTGTGATCGCCCTTGAGAAAAACCAGCACCCATTGATGGCGTCGCCCGAGGCGGCGCGAAGCGCGGAAGATCAGCGGTGCTCGCATCGGGAGGCTTCCAATCGAATTTACGAGAACCGCGTCTTGGTAGTACTCGAGCCCTGCCGCCTGGAATGCATGGATGGTGTCGGAGATAAACGTGGTGAGCCTGCCGCGCCGGTCACGCCCTTCACCGACCACAAACACAGCGAAGCGGTCTTCACGCAACCGCGCACACGCCTGCGCAATGCACAGGCGATAGCCTTCCCGGAAGGCCTCGTAGTCCATGGTCGAGAGGTCGTCTTTCTCGTCCGAGTAGCGCTCCACGCCAGGATACGGTGGGGACGAGAAGATGCAGTCGGCCTGCACATCCGCGCAGAGCGTCGCGAGGTGTCGGCTATCGCCGTGTCGCCACTCGGGCACCGGTCGCGTCGCACGCCAGTCGGGGGCGAGCCGTTCCCATTCGCTCCGGTTCGCTTCGATCTGCTCGTGTCGCACGTCCACCCCAACATACCGTCGCTCGAGAGCTGCGGCGAGAATGCCGCGCGTGGGACCTCCAGCGAACGGATCGAGCACGGTGCCGCCAGGTGGACACCACCAGCGATAGGCGCACTCGCAAAGAACAGGGTCAAACCCGGACGTACAAGCCATGGCCTTCTGCTCTGGATGTGCAGCGAAGAACTCGTCCCAGCGCACACGGCGCCCCATACGGAGGCTGTACTGACTCTTTGCACGGTAGACCTCAGGTGGCATGCTGCTGTGGCCATACGTCGCATTCTCCGGCAACCCGGATAGCGGGTTGAAGTCGAGCGCCTGCCACCAGTGGTCGCGGCGCGCGCGCCAGGTCGCCGTCGTGGAGTCGAGGACGGAGAATGTCGGGATGGTAAAGACCTCCCCTGCATCAGGCGAAGGCATGCTTTGCGGTGCTGGACCAGCGATCACATGTTCAGGGAGCTCGAGCACGTTCGCGAGCTCGCGGTCAGAGTAGCCAAGCGCGGCAAGGTCAGGTGCCTCGACTCGCAGCTCAGCCAGTTCTGTTCGTAGGGTCGGAAGATCCCAGCCGCCAGACAAATCAGCAAGCCGGTTATCGAGGATCCTGTACGCACGGACCTGCTCGGGCGTGAGGTGCGAGAGCCGCACACACGGCACCTTGCTAAGACCAAGCTGCCGCGCGGCGAGCAAGCGTCCGTGGCCGGCAATGATCTCACCGTGCTCATCGATCAGGATCGGGGCCGTGAACCCGAAGTGCTTGATGCTCTCCGCCAGGCGATCGATCTGTTCCTGGGGGTGAAGGCGCGCATTGCGCGCATACGGCTGAAGCTTGTCAATCGGCACTAATTCGACTTTCAGGGGAGCACGGTCTTTGCGCGTCGTCATAGAACCTCCATCATGTCCACTCAGCATTCTGTCTTGCCGCCGCGAAAGAGCGACGGCCCGTCCTGGCACGCGGCCACCGCGCGCGGATTCGCCCAGACCAGTTCCGTGCGCGGCACGCGCTCCCGACAGGCACCGGCTCCTTGAAGCCCCGAGCCGCGCACTCGGACGGCGGCATGGCAGGCCGTCTCGTAGCGCGTGACGGTCCAGCAGCGCGTCCTGACGGCTTCGATGATCACGTTCGTGTCCACGAGAACCACCTCACAGGTCGAACGGCACCGGCAGCCGGTAGTCCTGGAAGAGCTGCGCGAGCCCGTCAACGGTCAATTCCAGGAGGCTCGCCGCCCGGCGGACGGACAACTGCCCCTTCGCGAGGGCCGTGTGGAGGCGGCGCACAAAGGCTTCGCAAAACATGGGCGGCGTCGATTGTTCTTCCTTGGGCCGTCCATTGGCCGTCAACCGGGCGTCGCTGATGTCGAGAAGATCAGCCTGTGTCAGCCATCCGAGGTTGGCGAGCCTCCACTTGAGGGCTTTCGCGC